GCTTTTGGCGGTGGCGGTGCAATGCAAGCCGCACCAGCTAATAAAGGCGGTGGAGCAGGAGGCGGTTTTAGTCCTGCTGGAAATATATCAGGTGGCTCAGGAGTTGTTATACTTCGTATGCCAACTGCAAGTTATTCAGGAACTACAACTGGTTCGCCAACAGTATCACCAGTTGGTAGTGATACAGTTTTAATATTTAACGGAAGTGGGAGCTACACAGGATAAAAAAAATATGGCACATTTTGCAAAATTAGGAATAGGAAATATAGTTGAACAAGTAATTGTAGTTAATAATTCTGTAATCACAGATGAACAAGGAATTGAACAAGAAAAACTTGGTGTAGATTTTTTAAATAAACTTTACAATACAAGAGATGTTTGGAAACAAACTTCTTATAATGGAAAATTTAGAAAAAATTATGCAGGAATTGGTTATCACTATGACGAACAAAAAGATGCTTTTATTGCACCTAAACCTTTTTTATCTTGGACATTAAACGAAACTACTTGTCGTTGGAACGCACCAATACCTCAACCAGATAATAGTAATAATTATTTTTGGAATGAACAAAAACAATCTTGGGGTTTAGTACCTTAATAAAAAAGACCATAAGTCTTTTCTAACGTCAAAAAAACAAATAAAATATGGTAAAAAAAGTATATCAAAACCCTAGTGGAGGACTTAACGCTAAAGGACGAGCTTACTTTAATAGAAAAGACGGCTCTAATTTGAAATCTCCAGTTAAGTCTGGTATAAATCCACGTAGAATTTCTTTTGCTGCTAGGTTTGCAGGTATGAGAGGTTCTTTAACTGACGATAAAGGACGACCAACACGTTTGAAATTAGCACTTCGTGCTTGGGGGTTTGCTTCAAAAGAAGCAGCTAGAAATTTTGCTAATAGACATAAAAAATCTTAACTAAAAAAAACTTATGAAAAGAAAAGGACTTTATGCGAATATAAATCGCAGAAAGAGATTAGGTATATCTAGACCTAAATCTAAATCTACAATATCAGCTAAAGCATATGCAAATATGAAAGCTGGTTTTCCAAAATAATAACAATACAGGAGAATAAATGTTTACAAAGTTTGAAATACCGTCTTATGAAGAAATTAAAAAAGCTTCAGAAAATTATATAGGACAGATTCAGAAATTTTGGGCAGATGCTTTTAAAGACTTTTCTAAGTCTGTGGAAGTATTTTTTCAAAATAACAAAAAGTAAATAACTAACAACCAAAGGCGACTACTATGGGAAAAAAGAAAAAAGAAGTGTCGGTTATGGATTTAATTGAGGAAATTGAAGACAAACTGGCAGAGTTAAAAAACAAAGTAGACGATCAAGACGACATCTCAGATGATGATTACAATTCTGATTTTGAAGATGAAGACAACGACTAGTTAAATATTAAGTAGTCGGTTGTTACTTGTTTAGATACAACCGACTATTCCAAATTAATATGAAAACTAAAAAAAGAAAAATATCCAGTAGAAAAAGTCAGATTAATAGTAATTTATTAATTCATATATTAAAAGATATGAATAGTAAAATAGAAAATATACACGTTGATATTACTAAACACGGTGAGGATATTATAGAATTAAAACAACAAATTGCTATGTCAAAAGGTGGATTAAAAGTTTTAATAGGAATCGCCGCTATGTTAGGTACAATATTTACAATCTGGCAATATATTTTAGGTAAAAATGGCTCGTAGAAATTATAGATTAGAATATCAAAAATATCAATCTTCACTAGAATCTAAATTAGATAGAGCATCTAGAAACAGAGCAAGAAGAAATTTTATGGCACGTGGTATTGTCGCTAAAGGAGATGGTAAAGATATAGACCATAAAGACAGTAATCCACGGAACAATTCTCCAGATAATTTAAGAGTAACTTCTAAGAAACTAAATAGAGGTAAATACAGAACACAAAGAAGATAATATATGTTTAATTTTTTAATTGGCTTAATCAAAAACCCCCTTACATCTTTAGTAGTTGATAAGACTATTGGAGAAGTAAAACATTATCTTGAATTAAAAAAGATTGAACGAGTAGCAGAAATAGAAGCCGCTAAGGCAATACAAGTTGCACAAGTAGAGGCTTCCGAAAAATCTTGGAAAGATGAATGGCTTACTATTTTTACTACTGTTGGAATAGCTGTGTGTTTTATACCAGCATTACAGCCCTATATGATGAAAGGTTTTGAGATAATTAAATCAGCACCCTCGGAATTATTATATGCTGTACTAGTTGTATATTGTGGTAGCTTTGGTTTGAATATTATGGATAGATTTAGAAAATGATTATAATAAAAAATTGTATATATAAATTAAGAATAGGTATATGCACATTATTAAATAATTGTAAATGTAATAAATTAAATGTATCTAAATGCAAACATACCATTAATTGAATGCTATGTACGTGGAAATTATTTAAGAGATCAAAGAGATTCTCACGATAAGTATTTTTGGTGTGTTGTCTTTGGAGTAACAAGTATACCAAAACAAGTACCACTATTTAATTTTGTAATGGAAGATGGTGGGGTTTGGTGGAGATCACCTATATCTGCCTTTTGTCAAGAAGAAGGAATACCAGAACAACCATTATCAGAATTATGTTTATGGGATAGTTTCTCATATAATATTGCAGTTACAACTTTTCATCAATTATCAGGAAGTAAAATTAAATTTTTACAAAGAGATAAAAAAGAACAATTAGGTAAATACTTATTTACTTTAGATTGGAGTGAAGGAGATTTTAACGAACTTGATTTTGGTTACGCCTCTAAACCAGATCAACATAAGTGCGGTCACGTTATACAAATGGACAATGGTAATTTTGCTATACAGCCCAATAATAGAATAAGAGTATTTGATTCTAATATGGGTACTAATTGGAATGACCCACCATTAATTAAAAGACTTGTAAATACTAATGTTTGGAGTGTAGAAGATCAACCTAAGTGGACAACTGCTGAGGAAGAAATTGGTCAATATGACTACGAATACAAAAATACAGAAGAAAAATGATAACAAAATATCTAACTAAATTAAATACATATTTGACTAAATTTTTATGGAAAAAGGAACAAAACAAAAGATTACAAAGATTAAAAAACTTGATAAAAAAAATATAAGTTCATTACACTATTTTCCATACAAAAAACTTAAATCAGAATTACATTGGTTAGATGCTAAATCTAAAACTGGTTGGTCTACAAAAGACGAACTAAAAGAATTAAAACCAGCTAAATGTATTACTAGCGGTTGGGTATTCGAAGAAACTAAACATTACATAAAAACTTTTTCTACTTATTCATTAGAAGAAGACGGGACTATTGAGTTTGGAGAAATTTTAGTAATCCCGAAAAAGTGGATTATTAATTAAATGTACTCAGCAGTAATTTGGTTAGGTATAATAATGGGTACATATTACGAAATAATACCATTTCATAATCCAAGTCTTTTTTTTGATACTAAAAAATCTTGTGAAGAATTTGTACAAAAAAATTACAATGAAATTACTTTGTCTATAGAAAGACAATTTTCTTACGAACCAAATGTTAAACTTGCTAAAGTTTTATCTATGGAGTGCGTAGCAAACAAATATAACTAAATATATTAATATGTCAGAAAAAATAAAAACATTAGAGGATTTACACGAACTATTAGCTAAAACATTACTAGATAAGATAAGAGACCCAGAAGTCAAAAGTGCGGATCTAAATGTAGCCCGTCAATTCTTAAAAGATAACAATATAGACTGCATACCTAAATCTGGAAATACAATAGGTAAATTAGCCGAAGAATTACCCTTTAAATTGTCAGATTTACAGGACATAGTGCTAGATAAGGAAGTAAACTAAAAAACGCATATACGTGCGTTTAAACAAGAAATAAAGGCTATTTATGAACGATATAACACGTGATTTTAGGAATTTCTTATATTTAGTATGGAAACACTTAAATATCGAGCCTACACCAGTACAATACGATATAGCTAATTATTTACAAACTGCTCCTCGCAGATGTGTAATACAAGCTTTTAGAGGTGCTGGTAAATCTTGGATATGTAGTGCCTTTGTGTGTTGGAACTTGTTGCGTGATCCTAATTTAAAATTTTTGGTTGTTTCTGCTTCTAAAAACAGAGCAGATGACTTTAGTACGTTCACTAAAAGATTAATTAGTGAAATGGAAATATTAAAACACCTTACACCTAAAGCTGACCAAAGAGGTAGTAATGTCTCCTTTGATGTAGCTTTAGCTAAAGCATCTCACGCACCAAGTGTTAAATCAGTTGGTATAACTGGACAGATAACTGGATCAAGAGCAGATTATATTATTTCAGATGACTGTGAGAGTTTAAACAACTCATTAACACAAACAATGAGAGATAAGTTATCGGATAGTGTAAAAGAGTTTGAAGCAGTATTATCTCCTAATGGTAAGATCATATTCTTAGGTACACCTCAATCAGATATGAGTTTGTATAATGATTTACCAACTAGAGGATATGAAGTTCGCATATGGACTGCCCGTATGCCAGAAACTAGTAAACTTGTTAAATATGGTGAACGATTAGCACCATTTGTAGTTAACAGTAATCTAGCTAGTGGTGAGCCTGTAGACCCAAAAAGATTTACTGATATAGACCTAAAGGAAAGAGAAGCTTCTTATGGTCGTTCTGGTTTCTCCTTACAGTTTATGTTAGATACTACTTTATCTGACAAAGATAGATTTCCACTTAAATTATCAGATTTAGTGGTTATGGATATAGACAATAAGATTGCACCAGTACAAATAGCTTGGGCAGGATCACAAGAGTATGTTTGTGAAGACCTACCAAGTGTCGGATTTACAGGAGACAAATACCACAAACCTATGTTTATATCAACAGAGTTTGATGCTTATAAAGGTTCTGTTATGGCTATAGACCCTAGTGGTAGAGGTAGTGATGAACTAGGTGTTGCTATTATAAAACAATTAAATGGTAATTTGTTTGTACATACTTGTAAAGGTTTAAAAGGTGGTTATAGTGAATCTAATCTGATTGATTTAGCTAAGATGGCTAGACAAGCAGAAGTTAATATGGTTATTGTAGAAAGTAATTTTGGTGATGGTATGTTTACCCAATTACTAAAACCAATAATTAATAAATACTACCAAGTAACTATTGAAGAAGTAAATCACTCTAAACAAAAAGAATTAAGAATTATAGACACTTTAGAGCCATTACTTAACCAACACAGACTAATTGTTAGCCCACAGCTTATTCGTGCTGACTTTGATACAAACGATCCCCACTACCAACTGTTCTACCAATTAACTAGAATCACTAAAGATCGTGGTTGTTTGCGTAATGAAGACAGAATAGATGCACTAGCTATAGGTGTTGCATATTGGATTGAACAACTTTCAGTAGACAGTACAAGACAAGTAGAAGATTTTAAAGAAAGAAAACTACAAAACGAGCTAGATAGATTTATGGAACACGCTTTAGGTAGAAAGCGAGACACTAATAATTGGATTAAGTTATAACTAATAATACTAATATATACTATTATTAGACTACTACTAGTTCCTATATAAGTGTTATATAGGTTATTATTAGTGTTATAACCTAGTTCCTATACTAATTGTATATTAGTAGGTATACCAGTAGTATACCAGCTGAGAATAGACCTCTATGTCTATTTTAAGGTGATTTTCTGTGTTGTCAAATACTTTTTTTAAAAAAATATGAAACGGTATCTAGTTATCACCCTCTGTCAAAAACCCCCCTACAACCCCAAGTTGTACTCGTAAAACGTGTAAATTAAAAACAACTAGTAATTGTAAGGTTTATAGACTGTAAAATAAAAAAGACTGCGTATCTTTTTTAAATAAAGATAAAAAAAATTGAAAAAAGTTTTGGTTTATTTGTTTACCAATGCGATCAGTTTTTTTTGATCTACGGGGTAAGTAAGCCGTATCTTACTTTTTTGATGGATTTAATTTTGATGGGGTTAATTCGAACATTAACAACCCGTCATTAGTTTTAACCTTTTTAAATCCTAGATTTTTTAAAGGTTTAAAAAAGTCTTTTTTGTTTTTTTGTTTTTTCATAAATCTATTTAACAATCGCAACTAGCAATTTCATAACCGCAATCAACGCAATTCCCGTCCTCGTCTACTCGATTATGTTCTTCTTCATAAGGTTCGGGATCTTCATTGTTAACAACTGGGGTTTCATTATCTAACATTTTTAATTTATTAGTTTTTTGATCTAAAATTAATAAATATTTTTTCTCACTCATTTTTTATTTATTAATTTATTAATATGGTTTTGTAATTCTAGTTTTTTTAAATACTTATTTGTTAAATAATTATCAATCTTATCAACCGCAATAAATAAACCAATTACAGTACATATACAACCTAAGACGATCAAAAGATAAATCAAAGTAATGTCCATAATATTAGTTTAAAGTTTTATATTTTTTTTCCAAGTGCAATAAATAAAATTTTGCAAATTTCGTTACTACTAATTTTTTATTTAAAGTAAAAAACGATCTATTTTTTTTAACTGCATTAAAATACTTATTTCTTAAAACATTAATTTTTTTAACCGCAATATGCCTTGTTAAATTTTTGTTAATGTTAATAATCATAGGATCATTTTTAACATAAATAATTTACGGATCAAATAATTTTTGAAGTTTTTTTTTAGATCAGGATTAAAAAAACGTTTGCAACCGCAAACACGCACACCACGCACACGCACACGCCAAAAATAATAACTGTTGTAAATGTTATACGGGTAAAGTTAGTTTTACGTCCTTGACGACGGCACACAAAAACTTTAACCCGTACTTAAAACTTGATTAATAATATTTAATTGAACGGGTTAAATTAGTATGTAGTCCCCGCCAACTACTGTTCCAACCCATTCGGCTTTTTTGTCTCTTTCGTCTCTTTTGGCTTTTTTGATATTTTCACTTGAAAAAAATCTGCATTAGATCATCAAGGATTAACAAAACGGGTTCGGGACGTACCTAAGCAAGGACGTTTTAAAAACTGTTTCTTGATCTTCTAACTTTTGGTAATTTTAGATTTTCTAGGATCTCAAATTTTATAGGTTTATATTCTATATTTCTTTTTTCTAAAAGTTTCGGAAATGCGTACCCTGTGTTTAATTTTTTATCAAACGGCTTTGCGTTTTGTATGATAGTAGTATTATGCCATTTATGCAAAAACGGATATTTATTTTTATTTTTTTCCGTAAATTCTACAAAACTTAAAAAGTCGTTTAAGCTTATTTTCGTATTTTTAGTATAATTAATTAAACAATCTGTAAACTCTACGTATCTGTTAATTACATCAAATCTTTTATTGCCTTTAAAAATTCTTAATTCAACTGTTTCTTTTTTAGCTATGTTTACTGCGTTATACTTTTCGCAATCAATTATTATTTTTTGATTTTTAAATTTATTGCTTAACTGAATTAAATCTAAATCTTTATATTTTGGCTTACAATATGTATTGCTGTAAAATGCACGACCCGCCAACTGAAATAAATAATTAAAATTTTTTGAATTGTTTATAAATCTAATAATCCGTAAAATCTGTAATCTCGTAAGTGTGCTACGTCCTATATGTATATGTAAACCGCAAGATGAACTTTCATAACTGCCAATTAAATTTTTTATTTTTTCATAAAAATTATAAAACAAGTTACTATTTTTTATAAATTCAAAACTCATTTTAGTCGTAACAATTTCAAGTCCTCTACTTTGATCAATAGACCCGTCGGACTTACATATACAAAGACCCTTTAAATAATTTTCTTCAATATCTTTTATTATTGTAGTCGGTGCATTTTCTAATGCGTAACATTCTAATTCTAGTCCGTACATCTGGGTATTTTTTTGATCTTCATTATGCCAAAGCACTTGATCGAGGACTTTTAAAACATTATCGGTATAGCAACGTAATTGATTATTATTGCTTTTAAACTTACTTAAATAATTCGTTGATTTTAAATGCGGGTCATCAGCAAAAATGGAAGTATTTATGCTTTTAATATATTTAATTTCGGGGACTTGTTTAATACTTACTCCGAAATTCTCACTCAAATCTAATCTAACAAAACTATTAATAGTGTTCGGGATTTTTTGGCTAGTAACGTTTGATACAAAATATTTATAAATGTAATTTTGTTCGTCAGCTTTAAAAAAATTATTTATTCTATAATCTGTACTTGAAAAAATTTTAAGTGCGTGTTCTTTTTTATCTATGTTGTAAAAAGAAATTAATTGATCTTTATGAAAATAAAAACCAGTAACAGCACATTTACCAACTCGGCTTTTTAATAGGGTATCAAAATTTAAATCTATTAAAAAATTAGATACATCTGTTACCGCACTATTGAAAAGTAATTTATATACCGCTTGATCTCGTAACAACAATAAAAAAAAATGATTATAAAATAATGCAAACTCATTCGATAATTTACATTTTGCTAGTAGTAAGCAATCAAACAAAGATAAACAAGAAAATTTAAAATTATCATTAAATTTATTTTTTAAATAATCTGAAAATCTGTAACTTTGAAAGTGCGTAAACATATTACGCAACACGACAAGCCCACGACTTTGAGACGTTTGAAAATCTTGCAAAAGTGTTTCGCTTTCATCAACTCGTTTAAAAAAATTTTGTATTATCAAAGCATTTAACAAATCGGCTAAACTAACTGAAATTTTTAGATCCTTGTTTTGTAATCTTACTAGATCAATAATAGCACTATCACTTGTAGTAGTTAAAGAACGTATCAAATATTTAAAATAACTGTTCATTCCGTTACCTAAAAATTGCTGTAAAGTATTATAAAAATCTAGATCGTTTATATCTGTAAAAATGTCCGAATATTTTTTAGTAACGTAAGACTGTTTTTCATTTTTTATTAGTCGTAAATTATTTAATAAATATTTATCAACCGAAATGAACGGATATTTAACAACAAAATCTAGCGGGGTTTTAATATCCATATTTTAAATCATTAACTTGAATTGTATCATCTTCATCACTATCAATATTATTTACTTGATCTAGTATTTTTTTGTCGTCTCTTAATTCAGTAATCAAGTCAGCTATTTCCTTATGATTTAAATTTTTTATTAATTTAAAAATATCTTTTTTATTCCCATTATCAAACGTGTGACTAATATTTTGATATTCTAAGTATAAATCTTTTTTGTTTTTTTTCTTATTTCTTTTTTTTAAAGTATTATAAATTAATTTTCTTTTTTCTTTTTTATCATCTTCAAAATTGTATGATCTTCCGTAAAAATCGTTTACGTAACTCCCATAATCATAATAATTATTTTTATTTAATTCACTTGAATACGTGTACGTAAATTCTTTTATTGAATACGTTTGTGATACTTTTAGTTTTTCAAAGTCGTGCCATTCCCCAAGAAAATTAAATTTTGCATTAAAACTGTTTAACAATAAAACTTTACTTGTAGTTTCTGCGTTTATAATTTTTTCTAAAGTTTTTATAAAATCTTCATTAAATAATAATTCGGGTTTATTTTTTATGATTGGTTTTAAAATGTATCTACTAAAAAAATATGTGTCGCTTTTTTTTGTATCAAGTATTGGTGCGGGTAATGTGGGACTGTTATGCATTAAAGACAAATCAAAATCATCTCCTAGTTTTTTATTTAAAATAATAAACGGGTGACAATTAAAATTATTTTTGTCGCCTTGCGTAGCGTATCTAAAATGTAACGCAATCTCTTCAGTAAATGGTGCGTGTCTTTTAAAACATTTTAAAATAGATTTAAGTTTTTTTGCGTAAAACTTTTCGCTAATTATTTTGCCGTCTCTTACGTACATTAAACCAAAGCCGTCTTTATTACCATTGTAAGCACGGGTTATTATTTTTTCCGTAATATCAACTGGTTTTCCAACGATAATAATACACATAATTTTTTATTAGCATAAAACTATAATTATTAATACTAAAAAAGACTGTTTTTCTTTTATCTAGGTTAATTTTTTTTTATTGTTGCAAAAATACAACAAATGTCCTATACAATCTTAGATTGATTATATTTATTTAATAACCATATACGCTATAACTAGTATTGTTGTAAAAATGCAACAACTACTAATTGAAATAGATATAAACTTAACACGTAAATTTATATGAATAACATTATTAAAAATATCTTTTTTTATTGTTTACTTTTTTTATTAATGTTTTTTTTATTTATGTTTTTTGTTTCAATTAATAATCCTATGATCTCTTTTTTATTTTTTATCGGAATGATACCAATAGTTTATATTTTAGGTTTTGCAAAGTAACCAGCTAACCTGCATCATACCTTCAATAAATATTTAACCCGTATTTAATTTATTATTTTATTCATACTATAATTACAAATTTTATAATTTTTTTATATTAAAAAATTCCGAAGCAAAAAAAAATTTTTACAACCCCAGATTGTATTGAGCTTTGTACAACCTTAAGTTGTTACAACCTAAAGTTGAAAAAAAAATTTTTCACTATCACGAGTTCAAATTCCGACCAACTAACGAGTTCAAATTCCGACCAACTACTAAATTTATTTTTTAAAAGACTTGACTTGTTTTTTACGTAGAGTTATATACAACGAATCAAGTTGGGTAGATGAAAATAAAAAATATTACAACAACAGAATTATTACAGTTAGTTAACACTAGAGAGTGGTCAGCACAAAAGAGTGGTAAAGCTAGTTGTAAAAATGCAGAAGTATTTTTAAAATGGTATGGCGTAAATAGACCGTTCCGAGAGATAACTACAGATATACTTCGTAACTTCAAGTTTTATTGTAGAGAAACATTAAAGTATAAACCAGCTACCATCAACAGAAAACTAGCTTCGGTATCAAAATTGATAACATATTCAAGGGGTATGGGCGGGTTTACTTTTATCTGGGGACTACCTATGGTAGAATACGAAACGGAGAACAACCAGCGTAAGTTTACGTTTACATCTGAAATACAAAAAAAGTTGTTGCAAATTAGTGAAGATTGTGGTTACAAAGAATACAATGATTTGTGGTTTTGTTTGGCGGAAACTGGTTGTCGTGTTTCTGAATTACTAAATTTAACTTGGGATAATATTGAAAAAGATTTTATCTGTTTAAAAAATACTAAAAACGGAGAAACAAGGTACGTACCTTTGTTTGACGAGGTTAAATCTATTTTAGAAAAAAGAAAAAAATTAAATTTAATTAGTCCTTTCCCGTACAAGTTATATTGTATAGAAAATAGTTGGAATGTAATTCGTAAGCATATGAATATGCAAGATGAAAAAGATTTTGTCATACACTCATTTAGACATACTTACATAACTAGACTTTTAAAGAAAAGAGTTGGCATAGAGGTAGTACAAAAGGTTGTAGGTCATAGAGATATTAGAATGACACAAAGATACAATCACCCAACAAAAGATGATTTGAGAGAAGCTATAAAGGAGAAAATTTGTTAAAAGAAAGTTTTTTTATAATTTGGTTAATTACTGGTGACGGAGTTCAAGTAAAACAAAATATAAATGTAAATTGTCACGATACTTTTAAAAAGGTAGTTGTAACAAAAACAGTATTAAATGAAAAAGAAAAATTAGTAGAAAGAATTTTTTATAAAGATGTAGAAGTTTTAGCTTACCAATGTTTTTAATATGATACCACACGATCTTAAAATTAAACAAGAACTTTTAGAAGGAGAAATGATTAGCGGTGGTAGAGATCGCTATTTTAAAACTTTAGAAAAAAATATTAAAAAAGGTAGGTTAAGTGTAACCCCACCGTATATCTATATACAAAAATCTTTAATCTTACCTTTATCCAAACGCATAAATAAATTCATAGAAGAAAGCTATGCCACAGATAAAGCTGGTGTTCGTAAGACATCAGCAGAACCTTTAAAAGATTTAGGTGATACCGAAAACATAGCGTTAACTACTTTAAAATCTGTAATTGATAGTATAGCATTAAATAAAAATCTTTTACAAACTTCAATCACCATTGGTACAAATATTGAGTTTGAGTATAAAGTAAAAATTTTTAAAAAAGAAATGCCAAATTTACATTACAAAGTGGCTGCGGATTTAAACAGAAGAACTAAAAATGTAAAACACAAAAGAAAAGTTTTTAGTCACACACTAGATAAATACAAAGTTAAGGTACAAGATTGGGATATATCTAAAAAAGTTTTAGTTGGTCAACAACTTATTGATTTGTTAATTGAAAGCACAGGGTTATGTGAAGTAGTCCCAATTAACGTAGCCCGTAACAGAACAGTTAATTACCTACAATTTAAAAAAGAAATAAAAGAAAAAGTAGATAAGAAAAATTTTGAATGTAGTGTTCTTACGCCATATTATAAACCAATGGTGTCTAAACCTAGAGAGTGGCTTAACAGTCCTTTTAATGGTGGTTATTACAATGAATACTTGTCTAAACAACCTTTAATTAAAACAAATGATTTTAATTATTTAAAAGAATTACAACAACAAGGTCATAAAGATTTTTACAAGGCTATAAATCATTTACAAAATGTTCCGTTTAAAATTGATAAAATTATGTTCCAAGTTATGGAGTTTATCTGGGACAAAGATTTAAATATGGGTCAATTTCCAAGTAGAGAAAGTTTACTTGACGAAAAAAATAAACCTAAGAATATTTTTAGAAGTGAGTTAGTTGATACAGATAAAGAAGCCTTAATAAAATATAAAAGAGATTGCACAAACGAATACAGAAACGAAATAGCACGAGTTTCTAAAGTCTTGTCTACGTCAATAGCTGTATCAATTATTAAAGAATATTTAAATGAAAATTCTTTTTATTTTGTTTTATTTATGGATAAACGTGGAAGAATTTATACGATTGGAAACTATTTAAGTTATCAATCAGATCAAAAAATTAGAAGCATCATAGTTTTTAAAAATGGTGAGAAGTTGGGAGATAGAGGTCGTTACTGGTTGTTTGTTCACGCTTCCAATACTTTTGGTAATGATAAAATATCATTTGATGAACGGGTTAAGTTTACAGAAGACAATTTCGAGCTTATGCTATCTTACGCTGACAATCCTTTTGAAAACAGAGGTTGGAATAAAGCAGATAAACCTATGGAATTTTTACAAGCTTGTTTTCATTTAAAAGAATACAAAAAGTACGGGTTAGATTACGTTTGTAACCTGCCAATCTCGATGGACGCTACTTGTAGTGGATTACAAATACTTAGTATATTAATTAGAGATTACGAAACAGCTTGGAAGGTGAATGTTACCCCGTCCGATACCCCGCAAGACATCTACACTATTGTTGCAGAATCAGTTTTAAAAGAAGTAAAAGAGTTAGCTGGTCAGGGGTCATACGAAGCTAACAGGTGGCTGCAATTTGGCATCACAAGAAACTTACTTAAACGAAACATAATGACGTATGTGTACGGGTTAAAAAAATTTGGTGCAAGAGAACAGGTGTTTGATGAATACAAAAGACAATTAGAATTAGGCAAACCTAAAGTATTAAAAGATGATGGTTTTCAAGACTGTAAATGGTTAGCAAATATAAATTGGAATCACATACAAAAACAAGTTCCTAAAGCATCGGAACTTATGGTTTGGTTTCAAGATGTAGCAAAATTATTTTCACAAGCTAATTTACCTATGAGTTGGGTAACTCCTATGGGTTTCAAAGTCATTCAAGACTACAGATACTTACAAAAGTTTAGAGTTAAAACCGCAATATCTGGATCTTTAGTCTATACAACTTTAAGGAGACAATTACATAAATTTGATACAAGAAAAATGCAAAGTAGTATATCACCAAATATT